GTTGTCATCCAGACGTTGCATAGTACGACGAATAGCAGCATCAGTCAAAGCAGCAGCGTTAGACGATGTACTGTTATAAGCAGTAGTACCGTTAGAGCCGATAAAGGCCTTAGTAGCTGTGTTTGATGTAGCGTAGTCGTCAGTACCAGCAGTAGCGCCTTGAGCCAAGCGACCCAATTGGATGATCGAAGTGTCAACTTGACGGGCCAAAGCGTAACCAGCATCGCCAGTGTAGAACTGACGCAGGCTCGACAAAGCTTGTGCTTCGACGATATCTTCGATCAAGCGGCTATACTCATAATGTTTGTTGATAGAGATAACAATATCTGTCTCAGTAGCTGCGATCAATGTGACTTGAGTCGATGCTGACTTAACAGAAGCGTTACCACGTGTAGGCACTGGAATGTGAACGGTGTCACCTTTCTTGCCTTTGAAGCTCATCTTCTTGATGAGGTTAGCAGCTACAAGGCTCTTCTTGTACGTGGCAACGATTTCGTCGCTCCATACTTCAGGAATAAACTTGTCAGCTGTGGTGGTCGTTACGTGTGCGGTTCCTAAACCCATGATTAAATCTCCTAGATTTCTTGATTAAAAGTGAAAATATATTAACGAACACGCCCTGAAGCATAAGCAGCCATAATCTCAGGTTGCAACGCCTCATAGCGATCAGGATCAGACATCATTAGCTTTCTAATGTCTTCACGGCGATAGACTTTTTGACTACTCTCACCAGTGCCACCAACGTCCACTGAAGCAGCTCGTAGATTCTTATTCAAAACCTGCTTACCCGCCTCTTGTGTCTGTTGAGCCTTCATACCTTTGATTTGCTTAAAGGTGCTCAGGAGTTCATCGGCAGAATTAAAGTCGTAAGCACTGTCTGCCAAAGCAAACATGTTCAAACGAATAGGAGATGCTTTTACCCATTCCTGAAACTCACCATCACGTACCACATCAGCGAAATCAGGGTGCTTTGCAGCTAATTGTTGTTGTGTCTGCATTGCCCTGAACTGAGCCGATGTCTGCTTTGCAGCTTGTACATCAGGGTGATTCTCTACTGCTCGTTGAATCGCCTTTTGAGGGTCTTCAAAGAAGTCAACTTCTTCTTGTTGTGTTTTTGCTTGAGGAAGCTGTGTTTGTTTAGAAAGGTTGTTCTCAATCAGTCGGTCAGCGAGTTTGCGTACTTCACCTACTTCTTGTGCTTGACGTCCAATGAGCTTTTCAGCCTCTTGGTGCATCTGCACGACCTCTTCAAGTGTTTTCCCCTGATACTTAGGGGGTACTTTTACAGTCTCTTCAGTCTGTGTGTTACGTTGTAAATTTTGCTCTTGAGCTTGACTTACTTCCTCAATGTCCAACTCACTAGGAGTCTCATCAAAACTATCAACTAATGCCATACTTACCTCTGTTCCTGCCGTTAAACGGTTCTAGGATTACTTAATAATGAATTCGACCTAAGATTGGTTTATGAATTCGCCTTCTGCTCGGCTTTGAGCTTTTCAGCCCTCTTCCGAACCCATGCGTCACTAGCGGAAGGATAATCGCCACTCCAGCCTTCCAGTTTCATCATGGGCATTGACATAATACGGCTGGCTTCTAGTCCACAGGTGTCACAAGTGACAGTCTGAGTTCCTTCTTCCACGTACTTGTCGGTGATATGAGACTGCGTACATTTGAACTCATAGATTCGGCGAGCCATATTTATTGCTCCTCCGAAGTTAATTCTTCGTATGCTTGCTCATACAGGCCTTTCAGCCCTAAAAGCCAATTCAGGTTATCCACTTGGCCTTGACGGAAATACAGTTGTTGTGCGTCAGTTACCGAAGTGATGTCACTAAAATTAGCCTTAATCTTTTGTGCGTCTTCCATAAGAGTCTTCCATCCGGGCGTAGCCATCATGGAAAACATATTCTCGTAATAATGCTGTAGCTCTTTATCCAAAAGGAGAACCTATAAGTAGTAATAAAAGTGAACTTTACACTAATATTACTACTTTGTCAACATTTATTTTACATTTTGTACATCTTATTTTGCATTTGCATGGTAGCAATGCGCTCATTTGATGCAATATCGGCTGCTTTGAGGTTAATTTGCTTCTCTTTCAGCATTGTGTCTGCCAATTTCAAGCGTTTCTCAAAGTCATCACCGTTATCTAGGTTAGTAGCAGCAGCTTGGATAGCCTTAACACGCTGTTCTTCAGGGATCATCATGGTTTCCACCTGAATTTGCTGTGCGTTAGCTGTCTTCTCAGCTGTTTGAGCCTGCAAGAGAGCCAATTGAGCCTGAACTGTCTGCAACTGGAGCTGTTGCTGCATCATTTGAGCTTGTTGTGCCTCAGGATTAGGTTGAGACATCTTATCCAGCTCAGCCATCAGCTGATTCTTATTGGAAAGAGAGCTGTTACCCAAGATACCTTTGAGGATCAGAGGCAGGACAGGTGTCTGTGGGCCAAGAGTCTGCAACAAGCCGATGAATTGCTGTTGTTCGTACTCACGAGCCATGATGCCCAAGGTAGCCGTAGGAACGAAGTTCATGTCAACTGAGGGATAACGCTCAGGATCAAACTGCATGTAACGGAAAGCAGCCTTCTTGATGAATGGGATCAGGAAATCCTCTTGGAAGTTAGACAAGGTACGCTTGTACTTCTTGATGATACCTGCCAACACCATAGACATGCCGTTAGAGCCAGCATCACGGGGAGCCTGAGATGGTTGACCAGCTGAGTCGATAGTGCCTGTAGCTTGGAGCAACATACGCTCGAAGTTCTGAGCTGAAGCAGCCGCTGTACCGTCTGTAGCACCGAACTTGAAGGGATACAAAATCTCACTAGGAGCGCCGTTGGTCAGGATAGCTTTGCCGGGCTTAATCTCGAACTTAGCACCACGAGGGAGGCGAGTAGCATCCATAGCGATCATAGGAGCTGTTGTAAGGGCCAGAGAGTCCATGTGAGCACGGAGCTGACCGTCAATGGCCTTCTGCATGTTGTAGGCCTTCTCAACCGTACCACGACCGTGGAAACGACCGGGGACAGTATCATCCTGATAAGCCATCACAGGACGATCTTTCATCATGTAAGGGTTAGGCTCAGCCTTCAGGAGCATAGAGTCGTTAGCGATGACGATGATAGCCTCTACGAGGTTACAGTACTCGTCAGCCTCTGAGCCTTCAGGGAACAATTCCTCGTACTCAGTGTCGTCAACATTGTCCAAGTATTCCTTAGGAACCAAGCCGTAATAAGTCATCAACTTGACCTTATTGTCTTGGAAGTTCTGCATCTCTTGGGTAGCTTCGAGAGAGTCGTCCTCATAGGAGGAACCGATGTCTACCTTCTTATATGTACCGTTCTCGATACCTTCCACGATCTTGTGGATAGACACGTACTTCTCAATAGCAATACCGAGAGCATCCTCAATTGACTCAGCGTTAGGGTCAATCAGGAAGTTCTTAGGGTTGACGGGCTTCAGCTTAACAGCGATACGGTCTTTCTCTTGAACGCCGATGGCTGCTTGGCCTGCAATGCCGGGGATGGCTTGAGTAGCTGGTACGTACTCTTTCTCTTGCTTGACGATCAACTCACCGATACCTGTACCGTAGATTTCAGCCATCAGTTCGATCTGGTCGATAGCTTTACGGATCTTGTCCTTGTTGAAGTCTTCAGTCAGCTGACCCTTAATCATCTCGATGTCAATAGGGTTACCATTAACGTCTTGGATGTTGTCTTCGATGTCAAAGTATTCGCCTTGACCAAAGATAGCTTCCATGATCTCAGCGTGACGAGTCTCTACGGCCTGCTGCGTGGCAGGGGAGATGATACGTGAGCGCTCTGAGTCACGAGTCTTATCCTCAGCAGACCATTGACCACGGAAGATACGCTCGTACTCTTCCCAAGCATCCATGAAGTTAGCGTCACGGTAATCACGCCAGCGATCAGTGTGGTCAACGACAAAGGCTACTAGCTCCTTATCGGATTCTGTAGGTTCGTCAAACTCAGGTGCGTTCATATCTTCCATTTATTTCCTTATCGGCTTAGTAGCCAGCTATAACATCCATTACTTCGTAATCATCGTCCTCGTAATCAGCGTTGTAGCTAGTTACGGCGAGTTGATCCACATATGAAAGAGAATCAATCAGGTCATCATGTACGCCTGTAGTAGGAAACATCATGTACTGATCTTCAAACTCTTTCCACTTCTTATCTTTATTCAGGGAGATACGACCGTGCTCGAAACGTCCTTGTAACGACCAGACAACACGATCTGTCTTCTTCCTGTTCCCGTGTGTCAAGTCTGTGATATGACAGTACACGTTGTTCTTACGCATCAAGTCCTCGAGGTAGTGCATCACAGCATTCTTCAAGGCTCCACGTTCAATACCCACGGCGATAGGCTTATGCTCTCTCACGGCTAGGAGGATCTTGGAAGCAGTCTCCCTGATATCCCATCGACCGTGAATGATGTCTTTAACCCACCAATCACCGTTGTCTAGTACCTTAACGATTGAGATAGCACTTTCGTCTAGTCTCTTCTTCGATGCACCGGCATTCTTAGCTACGTCCTCGAATCCAGCTAAGTCGATGGCAATGACGTACTCACCGTACTGAGGCTCATCTTTGTACTTCAGCCATTCCTCTTTGAAGAGGTCAGCACCAGCTGAATCAAAGGATGACAAGTATTCCTGCTTAAAGGCAAAGGAGCTTAGAGTCTTCTCAGCAGCATCAATTTCCTTAGGATCAATAGTCTCATTGTCCTTGGTCGTGTAGTGCCATGAACACCACTCATCATCTTCCTCTTGTCCTAGCTGGAAGACATCGTAGAACCAGTTACGCCCACTCGGGGTGGAAATGAACATAGCTCTACCCTTCTTATCGGATAGGGAAGCTCGAATGATCTTCTGCCAGACGTCTTCCTTAATAAAGGCACACTCGTCTAGTACAACATAAGTAAGGGAAACACCACGTAGAGAGTCAGGGTTATCAGCCCCTCTAACAAGTATCTTCCGTCCATTGACTAAGGTAATCTCTAAGTTGTTAATGTGTGCAGACTTGATAACTGGACGACCTAGGTCATTCAACAAGTCCCACATAATCGTTCTAGCTTGTCCGAGCGTAGGAGCTATGTACATCACAGCTGAGCCTTCAGGACAGTTCAGAGCCTCAATCAACAAGGTAACAGCTGACAGTCTAGACTTACCACAACGGCGTCCAGCAGCTACGACCTTGAAGCGATGGGTGTCCTTAAAGACCTCTTTTTGCCATGCCAGCAGCTCGAAATTAAGTGTTGTCATGCTTTTGCAAATAGCCAATCATATTCTGTAAGGTTTCAATATTGTCGTAAACCATCCCTAAAGCAGAGTTACACTGCGTACAGAGAAGCCCACGGTATTTACCTGTCTCATGGTTGTGATCTACAAAAAGCTTACCACGGCTGTGGTCTTCTTCGTGCTTTCCGCAAACCTCACAGCAATAGCCAACTTCTTTCCTTTTTGCTTCGTATTCATCATACGTTATCCCGTACATCTTTATGTAACGAGCATCTACAGCTTCTTTTACTCGACAGGCCTTACAGCTAAAGCGCCTTGTATTATACTTCAACTGCTGAAAATCAGACAGTGGTTTATCTTCGTTACAGCTTTTGCATGTACGCAGTTCAAAGTTAAGACTAGTCATACTTCGACTCTACATCTTGGATGTCAATTTCGACATCATCTTCGCTAACAGTTGTACTAGCTTGACCAAGACCCATAATGTTAATGCTAACAGTAGGAGCACTACCGCCTTGCTTTGCTTGTTCAAATGCTGATACAGGGACAATCCTGTCTACTACTAGTTTCCATGCAGCTGCTTGGTTCTTATGGTCATCGTTAAGGGCAGCATCGAAGATAGCCTCCAGTACTTTGACTGATTTAGGGGAATTGAGCATCCGAGCTTTGTACTCGTTAATGATGGCTGTATCACCCTTAGGTCTACCGATAACGCCTTTGTTCTTAGCCTTTACAGCGGCTAGCTCTGTGTTCTTAGGTCTTGCCATCTTTGCCCTATAGTGGAGATAGACTATGAATAATAATTAGGGATAGCAATAGGGATACCCACTACCATGAGTACCTTTAGAGTAACTATCACATTTACATATAAGCAAGAATCTAAATGAAGTAGTTACTTACTTATATATCCTTTGTGTACATATACCGTACTAAGGATAGACAGAGCAGTTAACTCACTTAGAAACTTCCTGTATTAATTAAGTAGCCTGTCTACTTAGATTTCATTTGAGTTCTTGGAAGGATTACCTTCATAGAGTATTCTATACCTCTTTTCTCATTTGTCAAGTACTTTCTTCACTTATTTACATCTTTTTTGTCTCTATTGTCTCCTATGTGACACCTCCTAGCTTCATAGGCCTCATGTGTCCACTTTCATAGTCCCACATGCGACACTATGACAGGCTCCTGTGTCCGTTATCTACCTAGACTAACCTGTCCCCAATTAATTAGCTAACATCCTTGATTCTATTGTCTTTTTTGTAACTCCACTGCCTCTTTTTTAAGCAAGTCCTTTGTTGACTTTTTTGTGTACTTAGGAGGCTCCGTCAAAGTAATTCACTAGAGCCACAGGTATCCCCCCCTATCAAGATACACTAATGACTCATTGGTCAGTAAGAGTTATCCACAGGTACTCCACAGGCTCTATGTTGTCCACAGGTTATGCACATGAGGAGCTATGTAGCACCTATAATGTACCACTTTAGACCCAAGGGTAAACACCTAGCTCCACAGTTATCCACAGTCTAATTGTATAAGCTGTGCATAAGTACTCAGTTATCCACAGAGTAAACAAAGTGGTGCATACTGTGCACAGATTAGGTGCAATAAAGCACAGAGATGGTGCATCAATAGTGTTGTATCTAAGCAACACTGTATACTTCAAGGTTACATTGTATACTTATAAACTTACATTGTAAACTTAAGGTATTACAAAATCAAAGCTGGCACGGTCGTTGCAATATACCTAGCATGGCACAGTCGCCATGTCACCATCTAAGGATCACGATCATGACACTCGCAGACACACAGAAGGCACTCACCAAGGCAACCAAGGCCTTCGCCAAGCTCCCAAGCGCTACCAACTGGAACCTGCTACACGAAGCCATGGAAGCACACCAGACGGCACACTTCGAAGCCAAGCACATCGCAGCCTACGCCAAGTTCATCGAGCAAGGTGCAGCCGCCAACGGTCTCTCATTCTAATAGGAACCTTCACCATGTATCCAGCCATTCAAGCCAACATCGACCGCATTGCTCACGAAGCCTTTGATCTGTGGAAGGTGGGTTCACCAGTTGAGCCAACCATCAAACAACGCCTAGCAGAGGCCAACATGAGCGACTGGATCACAGACGTTCGCATGAGCCTCTCACGAATCATCCACGACAACCACCTCAATTCTAAACTGTAAGGAACCAACACCATGTCAAACCGTATCACTGACACCATCATCTATACTTTGGGCTTCATTGCCTTGCTCGTGGTCTGGATGACCGCCTGAGTTACAATATAGCTTGTAGGGGCTTCTAGCTGAGGCTTCTATGAGGTAGGATTGTCTACCACCCAACTATTCAAGGATCGAATCACCATGGCCATCATTCAAACCATCGACACAGCGTCACAATTCCGTGACCAATTCCACCGTGCAGGTCGTGCCTCTCAGTTCAGCTGGGTCGCTCAGGGTCTGTTGTTTGATTACCTCTCAGACTGTGGCTCAGCTGTGGAGCTTGATGTCGTGGGCATCTGTTGCGAGTTTGCTGAGAGTCACTACAGCGACATCGCCAACGACTACTCAGTAGACATCGAAGGCCTCAATGAAGATGAAGCCAAGGCCGCTGTATTGGAACACCTGCACGACAATACATCCGTGGTCGGTGAGTCTGAGTCAGGCTCGTTTGTGTACGTTCAATTCTAATCAGGGGATGTCCATGCAACATACAGTACGATATTTCGTCATTGACTTTGACACAGAGGATAATGGTTGTTTTGATACCATGGAGGTGTCAGAGCGTGAATTCATGGCCGCAGAGGGAGGGATAACCTATGAGAGACACACCATGATCGAGAATGGATGCTCTCAAATATGTCTAACGAAAGGATTTACATGCTAAATGATAACTACATCATCGAAGTGACGCCTAGTCTGTGCTCTTATGTGTCAGACTACATTAACGAGGAACTGACAAGGGGCGCAACTATTGACAAGTACACTATTCAGGACGCATTAGACGCCTTTCTAGGCGGTGCGGCTATCGAATCAACTAACGAGGAATAACATGTTAAACCAGAACGAATTTAACAATCTAGAGCGCCGATTGTGGCGTGAAGGCAACCCATTAGCTGATGAATTGGTGTCTACCCGTGATGAACTACTGTATTTGCTCAAGCAAGCCAAGAATATACTGGAAAAGTACTCACCTATGATTAGCACGTTGGCCTCTGCTGATGACTTAGACTATTTCAAAGAATGGGATGAGTTCGGGGACTCTATCGACAATTTAACCTATGACTTAGGTGAGTGTTTAACGAACGGAAGGGTGGAACAATGGCTAAGTTTAAAGTAGTGGCGTCTTATACATCCTATTGCATGGTAGAAATCGAGGCAGAGGATGAAGATCAGGCATGGGATATCGCTAGGGACATGGATGGAGGCTCTTTTACACCTACTGACAATCCCTGCGGTAATTGGTACATTACAGACGTTCAAGAGGTGTAAAATGACAATGATTCTAATTTGCTTTTGTGTTGATCTGATAATGGAGCATGACCTATGGTAAACACTTGGCCATTCCCATGTAAAGATTTCCCTTTGACACCTTGGACACCTGAACAACAACGTAAGTGGGCAGAGGAACAACTCAAGAATGCCCCTGAAAGCCCTTTATAATTAGAGTTTACACTCTAAAGTTTATGTTGACTTTGTGGCTACTATAAAGTAGCACCGCATTGTTGACATAAACAAGAGGAAACTATGGAACACATCACACAAGAACGTCTAAAACACCTTATGCGTTACGAAAATGGAAAACTTTATTGGGTTAGACCTACTGCAAAGTGGATGCGTGCAGGTATGGAAGCGGGTTTTGTTATGAATCAAGGGTATAGAGTGGCTTGTGTGGACGGAAAACAGACAATGCTTCACCGCTTAGTGTTTTTGTATCATCACGGGTACGTACCTGAGATTGTAGACCACATTGACGGAGACAAACTAAACAACCACATTGAAAACTTACGGCCTGCAACACGTGTTCAAAACAACACAAATGCTAGAACACGGAAAGACAATAAATCAGGTCAAAAAGGAGTACGCTGGCGAGAAGATCAGCAAAAATGGCAAGCGGGAATAACAGCTAACAAGAAAAAGCACCATCTGGGCTATTATACGGCCTTTGAAGACGCTCAAAATGCTTACTTGATAGCGGCACAACAACTTCACGGAGAATTCGCTACAAAGCGTGGAAAGGACAACAAATGAGATGCAATGCCTGTGACAAACTTTTAACCTCTTTCGAAGCTACTCGCCGTAACGCCAATACATTCCAGTTTATTGACTTATGTAAAGTTTGCTTCGAGGATGTGAAGCCATTTGTGCCGACCATTGATAGAAAAGACCTCATAAGTGAGGCTGATTTGGATGAGATTGACGATGATATGGACACCATGGGCGAAGAGTGGGAAGATTTTGACTTCTTTATCGAAAAAGACTTGACAAATGATTAATGTACTATATAATTCTAAGTTTTATAGAGGATTAACATGAAAAGATGCTCAAAATGTAAGCAAGAGAAGCCTAAAACTGAGTTCCATAACCACGTTAGAGCAAAGGACGGCTTGCAATATCATTGTAAAACGTGCTTGCAGTCTTACGGTAAAACTGAGGCTTATAAGTCAAGCATTAAGAAATATCAAGGACACACTTGGCGAGGGATTGCAACAGTCATCAAAGCTCACATGAAGTCAAATTCATTGAAGCGTGGACACCATTGGGACGATTCGTGGTGGACTGTTGACCAGATTCTTGAAAAGATTCAAGATCAAAAATGTGTGATTACTGGTATTCCGTTTGAGTTGAGGCAGGAAAACAAAAGGTATAAGAAACGGGCATTTATCCCTAGTCCTGACAGGATTGATAACTCAAAAGGTTACGAACCTGACAACGTGCAATGGGTGTTGTTTATCTACAACATGATGAAGAATAACTTCGATGATGCAGACGTGGCACACTTCTTGCAAACTTTAAAGAGCTTAGAAGACTACAAAGTCTCTAATGACTCTCAAGATACTTGGGAGTAACTATGACATTTACTTCTATGAAATACACTATTTATATACTACTTAAGAAAGTCATACTAAGTAGTCTTAAAAGTAAAAGGGGGCAATGATGAACAAAA